GAACGGAAGCGGTTCGTTAAGATAGTCCTCGTCTGGCACCGGAATGTCGGTGTTCTCGATGCGGTTGCCGACGGCTTCCACAAGTTCGGCATTCGACTTCAACGCCCTGTAGAATACTTTATCCGTAATCAGGCTCATCTGTACTTCTGCAACTGGTTAGATAATTACTTTTTGATTTCTATCTGGGGACCACGGGAGGAATGGCTGTTACCTCACCCTCCCGTGGAAGGAACTATGCCCCAGAAAGAATGAAGAGAGTTTAGGCGGTGGTAGGCTCGGGCTCAACGAGCTTGATTAGCTTGAAGGCCTGGGGCTTGCCGCTGATGTTGCCGTTGACCTTGCTGGAGAGTTCGGTCATGGACATGTCGAGAGCGAGGCTGACAACAACCGTGCGACGGCTGAAGACTTCGGCACTCTGAGCGTCCACGTTGAACATGGCCTGACCATGAATCTGCATAGCCAAGTAGTCGTAGTGACCGATGGCGATGAAGCGGTCGGCACCCATAGCGGGCACGCCTGCCGTGTTCTTGACGTAGTTCACGAAGGGGCTGACGGTGTAGGGATAGCCTACGCACTTGCCATCCTCAACCACGGTGCGGTCACCAGCAGTGCCGGGAATGGCCTTGGTGTAAGCCAGCTCGACCTCAGTGGTCTTGTCCATAGTGAGCCAAGGAGTGCCCTCGAAGCCGAGATCGTACATCTTGGCGACCTCCATAGCAATGTTCTTGCCCACATTCTCGTCGAGAGCAACCTCCACGATGTCGGCATTCTCAAACGGCGACTGGAGAGCATTCTGGAAGTCGATGTGGCTGTAGACGTGCAGAGCACGGAAGATGGCCAGACCCTTGGTCAACTTGTAGCTGATAAAGCCAAGCAGGTCGAAAGCGGCGTTGGCGATGGCGCGGTGTGACACGGCCACGTTAGCGGCAACGGCAGCGGGTGTTGCGCTGATTTTTGCGAAGTTCAGGGCCTGCTCGCTTACCTTCTCGACCTCGCCTGCGACGGTGAACGTCACGTCGTTAGTCGAGTACGGCCAAATCTCGTTACCAGTCACGCCGGTCACGATACGCAGGTCGCCAGGAAGCTCAACGCCTGCAACCTTGGTGTCGATGAGCTCATTGATGGTCAAGGGCACGGCCTCACCAGCCATGAGGTTGGCATCGGTGTTGTTGTCGCCGCCTGCATCACCAGTGACGGGGTTCATGAGAATGGTGCTGGCATTGCTGCGGGTCTCCACGCACTTGGAGAGGAACTCACGCAGGATGGCGTTCTTCGACTTGCGCTCGCGGATGTTCTCCAGAGCCTTGCCGGTAGCCATTGCCTCTGCGCGTGCGCTCAGTCCCTTACTCTCACGGATGAGGGCTTCATATTCCTTAGCCTCTGCATCGGTGAACTCACGGTTCTCTTTCTTGGATGTCTCCTCAATGGTGTCCATCCTGTCCCAGATAGCGAGTTGACGCTTCTGGATTTGCTCTTTTGTCATTTTTTCCATAGAACAAAAATTTATTGGTGAATAATTAGGTGAATGATTCAATTTTTCTTCGCTGGCCGAGCAGCCTGAGCATCTGGCTCTCACGGGCACGCTGTGCCTGTTCCTCCAGCTCGCGCTCTTCCCGCTCTTCCTCTGCCTTTTTCTTGGCTTCCTCTTCGGCTGCACGCTTGGCGGATTCCTCTTCCTCAGCCTTCTTCTTGGCCTCGTCGTCGCCACACTCGCGCTGAAGCTGGGCTTCGATGGCATTGTCGATAGCGTCAGAGGACTCTCGGGTGCCGACGGTGGTCTGCTCGTAGGCAGGGTGCGTCACGATGCTCACGTCGTAGAGGCCGGTGATTTTCTTTACATGGCGTAGCCATACCTCCTTGCCGTCCTCCACGTCATTCGTGCGCTCGTAGCTCACGCCGTTCTCGGTGTCTTCCCAGTCGTCCTCAAATGCGAATGACATTCCGTTAATGTCGCCGCGCCGGATCAGCTCCAGCGTGTCGTTTGCATTGTTTGTCCTGGGCAGGTCGCAACGGCAGTCGATGCCGTCACCGCGAAGCTCAAGCTGTAGGGTATCCTTGTCGGGATTGTTCCGATACCGGCCAAGGACGTTTGTCACGTTACTGTTGTGATTAAGATTCAGGATCACGTCGGACTTCGCCAGAAGTTCGCGGCTGATGCAGCCAGGCTCCAGAATCTCATACACCTTTCGGGTGGAGCTCCAGGGGGTCAAATTGACAGAGCGCACGCCGAAGACTATCGGACGGCCCTCGATCTCGCGGCTCTCCTGCTGCCCCTCTTGCGGCTCGCGCAGTTGCAGGCCGCAAGTGTCAAATGGGATGAATCTTGTTTGTTTCATTTTGTTACTTATTGTGTCTATTTATCGCATGAATTATCGTTCAGGGTTTACTCGCAGGATTTCCGCGAGGCTGTCAAGCTCTTGCTGCGTCAGGTTCATCTGGTGATGAAATCCTTCGCCGTCGGTCTTCGTCAGAATCCATGTCGCAGACTTGCTGTCCTTGCTAATCTCAATCATAACTTCTCTTTGGATTAACAGCCTTGCGGATTCTCCGCTTTCTCACTTGTTGGATTTCGCGTTCAAGTTCGTCGATTTCCTCTTTTGTTGGGTTGGGTGTCATATTTTACTATATTTTATCGCTTGGGTTTACTATACTCAACCGCTTGTGTTTTCTATACTAAACCGCAGCGGTTTGCTATACTAACCTTATGCGGTTTACTATACTAACCTTATGCGGTTTCTTCGCCCTCCTTTGGCGGTTCTCCAACGGTGTACGTTCCGGGCTTCAGCTGGGTGCTTGCGTCGCTCTTGGCGATGAGTGCTTTCAGCGTCATCAGGTTGGCACTCGCCATTGGCTCGTTTCCGTTCTCTACCGCTGCCATGTCGTGCTCTGCTCGCACTTCGTTCACAGTCTTGGCACCCGTCTGAAGGTTGAGCATGTCCACCTTTGCCTGTCGTTCCGGGTCCATCGCCAGCAGGGGCTTCTCACAGATGTGTATGCGATAGATTCCGTAAGACTTGAGCGGATCGCCGCCCGGCCTTGGTATTAGTTTCCGGGCGATCTCCTTCTCGTTCAGCACCTTTTGCGGGAGGATAGTCCTGGTGTGAAACTCCATCGTGGCATTCTGATAGTCGTTGTAATGACTGTTGGTGTCAAGCATCAGCAGTGGCCTCGGAACACCCCAAAAACGAGCGCAGTCATCATAAGTGAGCCCCAGACTTTCAGCGGCCTGCATCTCAGCCGAGGTCATGCTTATCGGCGTGAACCGGTCAAGCCCACGTATAGCCAGGATGTCCTGACCGCTGTAGAGCTTCTGCTGCAATTCCTTGGCGTAGTTGTCAGCTGGTGTCTTACCAAACATCCCACCTCCGATGCCGAAGTTACCGTTCTGCGGCTGCGACTCGCTGATGAAGCCCTTCACGCGGCCACCCTTTGCAGCCGTCTCAAGGCTCTGTGCTTTCAGTGTCTTATTCAGACTCAGCGTCTCTGCCGCGAACTGAAGCGTTGAGATTCCCCAGAACCCATTCTGCATCTTGAAGGTGTTAGGGAAATGCAAAACGTCTTCGCGCGGAACGTTTACCTTCACGATGTAGTCGTTCTCGCCAAGGTAGCTGACGTTGTAGAGGCCGGATACGAGGTCGTAACTGCCCATGCGGACGAGCCACAGATGCGCAGGGAATCCGAACTCATCGCGCTCGATGTACACAAAGCCGTTGCCGAATAGCGTGCGGTTCACGTCAACCATCTTCCACAGATCGGTTGCCGTCATGATAGGATTCGGCTCCTCTTGCAACAGGTAGTTCAGCCGCTTGCCAAGCCCTCGCATGTCGGTGACGTAATTGTTACCCATCGGGTCCTTTTTCTGAAACTGGACAGGCATGACAGACATGGTGTCAGCCAGCAGCTTTGTGGCACGATAGACAGGGGAAACGGTAAGGGCTATCATCGGCTCCCGCGCAAAGACGATCCGCTCGCTGAACGAGCCGCCGTTGACAGACGAACCGCCCTGCTGACCGTCCTGCTCGCGCGTCTGAGCTTTCCTGCCGAATAGACGAATACTTCTTCCGAATATTTCCATGTTACTTCTCTTTTCTTATCCTGCGTTTTGCCGTTAGAGGTTTACCGCCGACAAACGGCACCTCGATCTTTTCCTGCGTTACCCGAAGCTGGAACTGAGCCGCATTGGGGAACTTATAGTCCATCCATGCGGAGTTGATGCGCTCGGCCATCTGACCGCCGACGCGCATCTCGTGTGTCAATCCAAACTGTTCCATGTGGTATGCCTCAGGATTCTCCTTCACACGCTTCTCGATGTCGCCGCCGAGTCGCTTCAGCAGCTCATTGGCCACATCCCACATCACGGACAACATCTCCTTCCAGTCCTCCGTCCGCATAATGCTCAGGGTGCCGAGTCGCATCTTCTTGCTGTACAGTGCATTATGCCAGTAGGGAGCAAAATCCGGGTAACGCTCGTCAATGATCTGCGTGGCGATGTCCAGGTCTTCTGGATTCCCCCATGTTCCATACTGTTCCTTCATCGGCATGCCGAGATCTTCAGGCTTTGTCGTGATTGCGCCGTGCTTATCGATAGCCTCTGCAAGATTTGGCAGATTGTCCATGAAGCCATAGTAGCGTCTGTAATGGCAGAAGCCGATGTACTTTGGCAGCGTCTTCCGCTCGCTCACCTTTTTCATTTGCCACAGCTCGGAGTAGTAGAGGCCGGGAACTTTACACCCCTTCAGCTTGCGGCTGTCGACGACCTCATAGACATCGTTAAACACAACCGGCTCAAAGTCCGTATGGCTGCAAATGAATATCTTTGCATCGCGGTTGTCGGGGATAGTCCAAAGGTCTTTATGCGCCTCCAACCATTTCAATTGATTCTTCAGGTCGTTCTGTCGCCAGCTGCCGCCTGTGTAATGCACGAAGTAGTGGTCGAGGTCGCGGTAAAGACGGGCAGTCAGGGCTGGCTTGGTATTGATGATGTCTTCGAGCAGCGATGCACCTGTATCGTACCAGTTGGCAGGATTACTCATGCAGCCTGGTGACAATGCCCAGCAGCGTGCCGGGTCGAAGTATTGTGCGCCGTTGGCAACAAGCAGCGGTACGTTGAGATAGCACAAGAAGGGCAGCAGCCTGTCCTTTTCCTGCGTCCGGCCTCTGAACCACTGCACCTTGCCGCAAGCGGCATACTGCTCATCCCATAGGAATGATATGTCGCGCGTCAGCAGGATGTCCGACTCCATCAGGATGAAGCCGTCCGGCAGCAGTTCCCACAGCTTTTGAACGCTCATGATATGCTTTGCGCTGCCGTAATTTGATTTATGAGCAAGCTCCCAGCACTTGTCCGGGTACTTGGCAAGCTCGGCCTCGAAGTCGATAATCTGGCCCTTGGTGTTGTCGATGACTGTCACCTTTCCGTAAGCCGCCAGCATGTCGCTGCACACAAATGGCCGACGGTCTGAGTTGTCGAACACCGTCACCTCGTACCTTCTCCCCGTCAGCTTTCGCAGGCTTAGGATTGCCGCCTCGGTCAACTCCGGCGTGTTAAAGTGGACAATCGCCACCTGTCTTTTCTTTTCCATAGTTCCTTGATTTATGAGTTCTACACTTCGTGCTGCGCCACAAGCACCTTGCCGTTACTGGTTCGCAGCACATGCTGCTGACTGCTACGCAAGACGCGCAACGGGAACAGCATGTTCTTCTTGCCAGTCAAGGTCAAGTCGAACAGACCACGCCTCCTGTTCTCTGCCGTTATCTGCACGTCGGTGATGATGGCATCTCCGCTTAGGATGATGTCGCCCTCCGTGCTGTTCTTGTCGCCGGATGCTAAGGCAAGCTCCACAGAGACAGTCTGTCCCATCCGGTCAAGCAGACTTGCCGTATCATTCCGATCTGCGTCGATTGACACCACGCCGTTTGCCTTCAGGCTCCAGGCGAGGCTGACCACGGTATGCTGCGCAAAACTGTTCACGTCATCCTTCGAAGAAATCTGCGCTACGCCCGCCTGGACACTCAGGCTGCACTGAAGAGCTGCCGCTATAGGCTTGCCGCCGATGAATATGCGCAAATTCTGGCCTTTGATTGTTGCCATATCTGTTCAGTTATTGGTTATACAATACGTGCCGATTCTTTGCACGGGTTTACTCGGCAGCAGTCTCTTCGGTCACCTCATCTTCCGCGTCCTCTCCTTCAGGCTGCTCAGCAGGAACCTCTTCGGCCTGATATGGCGCAGCCTCTTCGGTCACTGGATGCAAGGCTTCGGCGTAGGGTGCCCAGTCGATGCCATCCTTCTCAGCCCATCCCTCGCTCAGACACTGCTGCTTCCACTGTATGCATGCCTCGTTAAAGTTCTTCAGGGCAGTCTTGGTCTCGAATGTCTCATAGATTGGCGTACCGTCTTCCCGTTCGCCGATCTTCAGCGTAACTGGGGTTACGGCCTGGCTGAAGTTCATCTGATTCTCTTCGCTCAGCCACACGGGTTTCTCTTCCCAGACAAATCCGCCGATGATCTTAGCCTTCACACGCTCGTTGATGTCGGCAATGATGGCAGCCTTGGCCTGCTCGAAGCTGGGCTTACCCTGCTTCTTAGGGAAATACAGCTCATGCCATATTGCCAAATCCTTACCTTCCTCATCCTTGAGGCTGTAACTGATAACGGTCCTTGTGCCTTCTTCCTTCACCAGCGTGAAGTCTGCGGCCGGTCCACATACTTTGTTGTTCATGATTCTTTCTTGTTAAAATTCAACATATTCTAACAAGCGGGCGAAATGTGGTTTGGGGTTTACCAAGCAATCGGGCAAACCCTCAAATCATGCTGCCTTGATGATGTCGCCATCCATCTCTTCAAACAGATGGTGACGGATGTTGTAGGATGCTGAGTGCGACAGCACACCCAGATAGGAGTTGATGCTGGCTTCTGCGTGTCCGATGTCGCGCATGTCGATGGTCTTCACGTTCTGCTCGATGCGTGCCAGCGTCTTGTTGCTGATATAGTCTCGGTAGGGTTTGACGAATGCGCCCAGGAACTCTACGCCCTGACTCACTTCGCGAACGTGGAGTTTACCCATGTGGAGTTGCAAGCCCAGTTCGTCGGCGAGGAACTCGCGCACCTTGGGCACTTGCTCCAACAGCCACTCGCGGCAGGCATCCACCATTGTCGAATCGTCAACGTATCGACCATAATGCTCGCAAAGAATGTCTCGCTTCACAAATTGGTCGAATGGATTCATATAGACATTCGAGTATAGTTGCGAAGTCAGATTGCCAATCGGCAATCCGAGACCTGGCTGCACGTAGCGCATGCACTTGGCGTGGTCCATACCGTCCCAGTCGCTCTCGTCACCCACAATGATGCAATTCTCCATCGGGTCGAGCATGACAATCTGCTCGGTGAGCCACAGGATGAAGCGCATGTCGCGGATGTCTCGCCAACGGGTTGCCGGTGTCAGCAGCACGCCTGAAGGTATGGGCACGTCGTCGGTCATGCCTACCTTGTGCATCGCCATCTTTATGAGTGAATCGGTGGCTATCGTCAGCAGCTTTGCTCGGTTGATGTGCATGAAGTAGCCGCGAATGTCGAGGTTCATGGCATAGCAGGGTTGCGTCCAGTTGAGCGATGCCTGCCGGATGTGCTGGCGCAATCGAATGATGCCATAGTGGGTGCCGCGACCTTCGATGCACGAATACGAGTCGGCAATGAAGGTGCGCTCAAACATCTGGTGAGTGTAGCGGAAATACAGGTGATGCACGATGCGGTCGCGGAACATGGCTGCGAACACTTCGCGCTTCTTGGGATAGTCGATGACAAAGCACTTCGACGGTTGCGCCTGGTATCGGCCTGTCAGCAGGTCATTGCAAAGTTCTTCGAGGTTCTGACGCAGGTCTCGCTCAAACTTCACCACATACGCCATCTTGTGCTTGTGGCGGGCTGCGTCGTAGTAGGCAATATACAAATCAAACAGCAGCTGCTCGCGTGTCAGGCGGTAGCCGCTGTCGTTGGTAAGTAAAGGATTGGTGAGGGGACGGCTTGTGGAGTTCACGCTGCCGTGGTGATCTTGGTCATGATGGACGGCTCTATCGACGAGTGCTGCACCGCCCTGACAGAGAAGCCGTTGAACCGATTGTTGTTGTTGGCTGGATTGACTCCAGTAGAATTGAAGTTCAGGTTGTAACCGTTCGTCTGCGAGTTGAGCGACGCACTCCAGTAGTTCCCGTTCGAGCCTCTGTTGTTGAGC